CATGAAGGTGATTGAATGGCTAAAGCAAGCAAAGCGGCAAAGGGCAGGGTTCGCCGCGCTAGTATGGGAGAAAAGGCGAGCATCAAGAAGTCAGCGCGTGTCCTGGCTGACTTTGAATTGATTACTCTAAAGCGATATGAGGCAATCCTTCGGACGGTCGGGTTGCGCTGATGTATTACTGCTACGGCGCGGTTCGTTTAGCGAAGGGGGGCGTCCCTACCACGGGGAGCGATAACAACAAGGCGTGGCCGGTCTTTCAAGCCGGAGAGAACCCCGTGGAGATTCTTTCAGGTCAATATCGAGGCGGTGACGCCAACGAGTATTACGCGATGGCTATCGTCCCGCCGGATTTCATCGCTAACGGCACGGTGACTATTGACGGCGATGATCAAGGAGTCCAACTTTTGAACAGCGTCCTTCTCGGCGGGGTTAATTCCCCTGAAACCCCGGGCAATGTGTATGAACAGCCCGCGGCTAAGTATGGGATTGGAGCGCATTGGATTATCCCCCCCTTTCATCAAGTCATAGTTTGGCCTTATACCGCAGCTTCGGCTAACTTTTTCACCGTCCTATTGCTAGGAATGGACTTGGTGAAACCTTGAATGTGTCCAAAGGCACTTCCAACGCAAGTCATAGTCCATAGGATAGAATTTCAAGAGTCAGAACGCGAAATCATACGCGACCTGGCTATGGCCTACCAAATCAACCAAGTCTCTGAGCCCCTCGTAGCTCTAGTGAACGATAATACAACCATGCTACTGATCTTGAGCGCGGCGGGTGCTTACTTGGGCTTCACCTACATACCGCCCGTTCTCGATGAGGGAATCAACCTTCTAGCCGATTTCAAATTGCAGTTAGATACAGCCATCGAGCAAGGCACACTCTGGGCGCAGCGTCAAGAGGCGCGGTATGAAGCGGGTGCAGAGAGAGCAGGTCAAGTGCGTGACTTCGCCGTATGGAACGCGCCCGGTCCACTTGGCCCCGCTTATCGCGGCATTGATTGGTTGGAACGGAAATTCGGAATTGACCTGTTTGATTTCGGCGCTGGGTATGAGCCCTAAAACGTCCTCGTCACCCCCCTACTTGACGGGTCACTTTACAGTTTCTTGCGCCTTAGATAATGTATAAACCGCCGTTTGGACTCCTTTTTAGCCCTTTTCTTGTATTTTGCGTTTCCTTCAACGATCATTCCTGCGAACTCAATTTGAGCCGGATTTCTCCTTTCAGACTGCCGTTGAACCCATGCTAGAATTCTTTCATTCTTAGAGCCATGAGCGAGCAGCTCGAGTGAGGATAGGTTGCATTCAGGGTAGGACTCATAGAGTCTTTTTGGGTTGCATTCCATCATTGAAAGGTACTTCGTCCAATCGTCCATATCTGGAAGTCCTTTAGGCCAATGTTTGAGGCAAAACCGGCCCCTAGAGGGGGTGCATAAGCCATGCCGGAGTTTTCCGCCTACCAATTCAACAGGACACCCGGCGGCGTGTTCAACGGCATGGTATCGAAGTAGGCATTCTCTAACGAACCGAGAAAAGTTAGGAACTGATTTTGCTATAACGGCGGTTTGCTCATCGAGAGATATTGATCGAATGATGCTAGACATTCAAACAGCCTCATTGAGTGAGTGAGTAATTCCTTTGCGCGTAATGTAGCATTGTTCATTTTGAATTCCTTTCACTTGTTCAAAATCTTCACAATCAAAGACAATTTTACAGTAGCGACAGCGCAATTTCACGATTTCACTCCCAGGGCGAGAGGAAAAAAAACCGCGAAATTGGGCTGTTTAGGGGGGTAAAATATGTGTTTTTCAGGAATCAACACCAAATGGTTGTTTTTATACCTCATATTGGTGCGCCTCCTGATGCATTTCAAAGAGGATATTCTGAAGCCTTCGGAACTCCGCTTCTGTGGGGTTGTCGGGGTCTTTGAATACCCACAATCGAATATTCCCGATTAGATTCGGGACAATTTCACCCGGCGAACCGGATAACACCACCCTATCCCACGGGTAATCGTCATTCAAGGCATGAACTAGGAAGGAGGTAATCTCCTTCCTGACCTTCCTTTTCATGTCGCGTTTATTCATCTTCATACCCCCGCGCCCACAGAGGGAGCCTAAGTGTTGTGATTGATGGATTGTGCAGTGACCTAAGCCTATTCTTGCGCCACAGAATCAGCATTGAAGGGAACGGAGCATTTGCCCCAGGAACCGCCTCATCAAAGCGGAAATTGAACCGGCCCTTGATGAGATAGACGATATGCGCGAAGGGGAGAACGTGTTCATGAAACCAGATTGTATCTGTCCGAGCTGGGACTAGAGCATAGATTGAACGGACTTCTTCTCTCTCGATTTCGGCCGCGCATTTATCCATCCATAGAGGCAAATCGCGCCCGAATGGAGGGTTCAACCAAACATTACCAAACCATGCCGAGTCGAGCCCGTTCTCTGCTTCTGTGAAGAACAACCCGGCCTTAGCGTTGTGTGGTGAAGCTGCCGCGTCAAGATCGGGTGTCCAATTGCGGTTTTGTTGAAGCCACCGCATGAAGCCTGGGGGAGTACCCCAATCTTGACGCCTTGACGTTAGCATTCCATCAATTCTCGTCTTGGTCATTTTCTCCCTCCATCCGGTCAAGCAATCGAAACATAGCATTCGTGACCGTGGCGTAATCATCATCTCCCATGTGCATTCGATTCATTAGGTGTTCTTGGTGCAGGTTCTGTAAGGCTGTTCTAGCGCGTGTTATTGTGGTCATATTTTAACCTCTGATGTAGGGCGGGACGTCACCCAAAACTTAGTTTGATTATCACAGCAGAAGGGATGAGGGGCGGGGAAAATTACCGCATCGACGGCGAACACATGTTTACATTGAATGCAAATCAACTTCATTCAGGCCGACACTCCATGTGCATATTTCCTAATTTGTAATCATACCAATGGACGGTTCCGACTGTAAACTTAACTTTACAGATTACACATCGGCCGGCATCGGGCCTTCCTGGGCGGTGGGTACGCATGAAGAAGCCCTGGCCGACTCTACTATATGATAATTATGTAAAGATGTGTTTTTTTTATATAAAATAGACATTTATTAGTAGTAGTAGTAGGTTATACCTATCCTACCTACCTACCTACCTACCTAAAACGAACCTTTTAGGGCCGGGTTGGGTTGGGTTCGGGCATGGATTGGTATCTAGTATTGGGAATCTTAAATTTATTGTGTGTTTTGGGCGTTTTACGAGGATTGATTGAGATTCGACAAGCGATTGAAGGATCGATGGAAGAATTAGACCATAAATTAGCGGCATCCATTCAAAATTTAGTGCAAGAGGGACTCGGCGGGTTTGAACCTCCTAATCCTATTCAGGCTGCGATTGCTCAAATGCTAGTGAACCGGGTTCCGCCAGGTTCCGCCGGAGCTGCGGAAATAATCCGAAGCGAAACCGGGAAATTCACCTCTCCCGAGTGAATCCTTATTAGCGAGGTTTCGCGCCTCGTTATATTATGGTCAAGCGCAAGGCGAGACGCCGAAGGAAGAAGACTTTCAGTATTCTAAACGGCCTTGAGGCTTTGGCCTACGGTCAAATTTTATCCGTCGGCATCACCGGAGGCGGAATTTGGGATTTCGTGACCGGAGATACGAATCTAGGTATGACTTCGGTTTCTGATGTAGGTCTAGGAATCTCGACAATGGAATTAACCGGCCAGGGTCAAATATCCCTCGGGGATTTCATGACGCAACCGACTCTAGCGATAGACACCATGACCAGCAACTTCACCAGCAACATAATTCCGATGGCGGTTGCCGGATTCGGCACTTCTGTCGCCTTCCGCGTCGGACGCCGACTTTTGAGAAAACCATTGAGTATGATTACAAGAGATCTAATCAAGCCTGTCCTCGGTTCCGGGGTGAGAATGTAAAATGGCTGATGTTGATGCCTTCGGACAACTCGTTATGCGGGGCGGTGCAATCTGCCCCCTAGCCAGGACAGATATTTTAGAAGATGCAGAAGAAGAAATTTTCACCGACGCCAATTATGTGGGATCGGCACAAACAGCTGGGACTTTTATTACTCAAACTTTGGGAAATCATGTTGTCGTCTCTGCGGGGATTTCTGCAGAAAATGACACCTGCTATTCGGTAATCAAATCAGCCGGGAAAATAAAACTCGCTCTGCCCGTCTCGGGCCTCAATGGGGGTGCTGGCCTACCCGCCGCCCTACCCTACCCCAAACAACTCGTAAGTGGGGACCAATGCATGACGATGGCTACGGCTGCGGCCTCACGCGACATATCTCTTAGTGTCGCTTGCAGCTCGGGCGAATACCATGTCTTCACCGTGACGCCATCGGGCGCTGCGGTAGGCGGTCACGAATTGGTATCGATCTTGACGGGCCTGTCAATCGGACAGACACTCCAAAATAGAACCGTGACTCATGCCTTCTGTATGGGGGGCAATAACGCCGCGAATTTCTCAAGCCCGGTATATTTCGTAAATGGGTCCGGAACTCCGATTGCTAGTGTGACGCCGAATGACCCTGCGGTCGATACGGGCAAATATGAACCGTGCTTCGTTCGGATTGCCTTAAACACCCGCGCATTGGTATCGACCGACGCATGAAGGTGATTGAATGGCTAAAGCAAGCAAAGCGGC